AGATTATTGAGCAAGAAGGCTTACTCAAAGAGTAATGCCAAAGTATTTTTTGACCATACGCCGGTGATGTTCCTTTACACTTATATCAGCATGGGCGTCTGCATCTGCTCTGCGTTTCATGCCTAAACGCCGGGCATGTGCGTAAATAGAAACTCCTGGACGCCCTAACCTTTTCTTGAGTTCCTTTACTGGCGCCGTGTAAAACTCATTGGTTAAAATTTTATCCTCTTCAGGTGTCCAGGGGACTTTACTTCGGTTCTTTCTGTGTAATTTTAGAGAGTGTGCCTTGATTATAATTTGGTGTTGGCTCATTCTGGGAAATGCCGCTAATATCTCCGGCCAGCTTGCGTCTGCATACAATTTGCGTAATAACTTTGACTCTTGTACCGTCCAAAATAGTCGCTTGCTCTTACTCATAGAACCTCCTTAAAATTAAAAGCGTGATATAGCTATTATGTCTGTTTATAGGGATTACATTCAGCGATTTGCAAAAACAGATTCCCGGTAGTTCCTGGCATACCTGCTTTACCTCCTCCCCTATAATCACACTTTACCTGAATATTGATTTGTAAGAAAACAGATAAGTCAAACCCTTCAATTTGTATGTCAATGTCATCAATCTCTTTCCCCTCTGCAAAAAAAGGAAATAAACCACGTTTTAACATGCCCTTAACAATAGTAACAGCTTTATTTCCTTTTATAGTTGTTGTTTCTTTCTCATCAAATTTGATTTTATCCCACCAGGTTATAGGTATTTCTATTTGACGAATTTCAGGGATAAGCGGCCAGGGTACTGTATAACCAATAGCAGTTTTGATGTTACCCGTAAAGACATCTCGTTTCATGAAGTGATTAGGTGCTGCTAACATAGCAAGTGCTAATTGAGTCTTATAGACATAGACATATCTTGCATTAACACAGACATGAGCGCGGTAATCGCTCTTGTCGTTTTGTATGCCATAGTCAATAAGTTTTGTATTTCCCCTCATATTTCATTTCCCCATGAATCCCAACCTTTAGCAGGCTGTCTTGAAAAAAGTTCAATACGATTGCCATATTGATAAAGATCATCAATAATTTCTCGAAAGTATTCAGGCTTTTTACTATGTTCAGTTCGTTCTATTGTCTGAACGCTATCATAAAGAGTCTTATTATCAGGAGTGCAAGAGCCTCTTGTTGCTACAAAAAGAATTTCATGACGAACGCTGTTGTAATGTCCAAAGTTATGCTTGACCTTATCCCAAATGAATGTCGTCTTATACGCAAAACTCCACGCCTTGATCACTTTTAAAGCATCTTCGAGAAGTGGAGAAGTCCCCCAAAGAAAAAGAACAGCATCGTCCATCACAAAAGACTTGACCGGGAGTTTACAAATTTCATCAGTTGACATGACAGGATAATGATCTTCAGGTCTTGTACTTCCAGGCATGGCTTTTGTTTGATCATTGCCATACATCCAGGGAGGATCAGCATAAATTATGCGATATTTAGTCTTGACTTGAGCAAGATTGGAAACTTTTACATCTGATACCGTCTCAAGACTCTTTGCAATATTTTGGCGGTTTTGTTTTTGCTCTTCTCGTTTGCGGCGTTTCTCATGTAATTCCTGCAATTGCTCTTTTGCCTGTTCGACTGTCAGGCCACAAGCGAAGGTTTTGACTTCCTTATATGCGCCGTCAACAGATTTATTAAGTGTATCCGTGATGTCCTGTGCGATCTTTTGTTCACCTAATTCTTTCGCTTTATCAATGACATTAATCACTTTCACCGCTTTTTCAGCAGTTCTCGCTTTCATTCCCACCTTTTCAGCAGCAAATTCTCTTGACGTACCCTGTGGCAAATTTGCCATAGGGTTCTTTTTACCAGATAGCATTCTCTTTTCTGCCCGTGCTGCTTCGATGCGTTTTAGGGCTTTATATTCTCGTGCCTTCTGTTCAATGGTACGCTCACGACTGCCCACGTTGCCAAGCACAAGCAATTCTTCAATGTCTTCTTGTGTCGTTTTATTGGATATGATCACGGGTACTTCTGAAATTTGTGCCATTTGTGCTGCATTGAAACGGCGATGTCCTGAAATAATAACGTTAGCGCCACAATAGGCTTGATCTCCTGTTATAACAAGGGCATACTCATCTTTTACCCCATTTTTCTGGATCAAGTTCAAAAGTTCCTCATTACAGCCATCACCATATATTTCAGCATTCAAGGGGTGTGGTTTCAATTCGCTGATAGATTTCAACATGACTCCACCTCACTATATTTTACATCGAGAGCATCTTCTATCCAATGTGAGATTCGAGATTTTATATTTTTAGTAATTCCTATTTTATAATATTCTTGATTTTGTACTATATATAAAAATTCAATATCTTCTATATTTGGACATATATATTCATTATTCATCATGTTTTTACTTTTTATTATTTTATAGATAGGTTTGTAATTTTGGTCTAAGCGTATCTGTCATTGGTTCAGTGCCGCTTAGCCATTTTGAGAGATATGTCCGGTCAAATTCGAGTGCTCTGGCTAACTCACTCACAGACAAGCCTTGCTCTTTTTTCTCACGAAAAACCTGCAATAATTCACTATCGCTTAAAGGCTGTGACTCCTGTGTGTTGCCTGTGACCTGGGCTGTGTGCGACTGTGTGCTCTCTGGCATGTCGTGACTCACACTCACATCCTTACACACACTTTCAACTTCAATCGCTCCTGAGACTCGTGGCGCGTCTTGGTTTACATTTTTTGACAGCCGTTCGAATACCTCTTGCATATCGTCAGGAGTGCAAAGAGGAATATTCAAAATTTCAGGCTCGCCTTTTGTCGGTACAAATAACGCCTGCCCTGTATGCAGACGTTTACACGCTTTGACTGATTCTCTATCTTGTAATAAGGTTTGTGCTTGTCTCTGTTTCATTTTGTGGGCGATAATGCTGGTCAAGTTATCCCTGACATCAGACCCGCCCACGTCTTGCGCTTTCCAGGTTTGCGCTGAAAACAGACCATACATGCCAGCTTTTCTCCCCTCAGTCCCAATCCGAAATATCAGGTTCTTTATCTCTGGCATTCTATCTGCTAAGATCAGCGTTTCATCCATCACTACGACTTTTACAGGTTGAGATGGTTCAAGACCGTCAAGCCGTGCATCAAGGTTCGCTTCTATCTCAGAGACTAAATGTAGCGTGTCTAAGCGGCTCTGTGCATACTTTATGTAGTGGCAATCCTTTACACTTCCTAAAGAGGCAAGCAAGCTCTCAGGATGTGGATAGTGATAATCCAGAATCCAGAATTGACCGACCTGTCCTGTCAGTAAGCTTTGCGCAATAAGTGACCGGAGTGTGCTTGTTTTTCCCTGCCCGCTTTGACCAGCAATCGCAGAGGAGAATAAATCGGACCATGACCCGGTTTTCGCTTGACCTTCTTGTGTCATGCCAAATATAAGCGGCTTGCCGGGCGTGAAAACTCCCTGCGAAAGCAAGTCCTTAAATGTCGGTATGCCCTGTGAAAGCTCTGGCAATCCAGGAGTTAACGCCGGTTGACTTGGCAAGTCAGAATTTGACTTGAGAGAACGAGTGCATAGAGCAATTGATTTCAGAATCCCCTCCGAAATCTGGAAAGCTTTCTCCTGTGAATTACTGACAGACGCCTCTATTTCTGCAAGAGAGAGATTAACCGCGATTGGATAAAAGCTCCTCAAGTCCCGATAATGTACTGGAATGTCAGAATGTTCACCAATACGCGCTCTGACCACACTCTGCTTACGAACAAAAGCAAGACCGAACGCCCCTGACAAAACTAAACCAATAGCACTAATGACAGCCGGAATAGCGGCATATAAGACCTGATTTGCAGCTAATTGATAATACAGCCATTCAATTTTGACTTCTTCCTCTGCAATAAGGCGACGGTCACTCTTGCGTTCTGGTTCATACTTGATTGACAAGAGCAGACTTGACGCCCCTATAAAGACAGATACAATCAAAATGACTATCAATTTCGCGGTTTTCATGGCTTATTTCTTTCTCAAATAGGTTAACGCCCCGGCAATAATAACGCCAACAAAAAAGAAAGCACCCCATACAACACGACTTGCAAGTTTTCTATCTTCCTCTGCTTTGCGAATAGCTACAGAGGCATTGACGCCCATCTCAGTCAATTTTTCTCCACTTGCAAGCTGATCTTTGACTAATCCCTGTAACATCTTTAACTGCTCTGGCGTCAGCTTGCTTATGTCGTTAACGAAAAAGGTTATTTCTTGTCCATTATTTGTTACCATGTCCGCTTGTGAATAGCGCGGAGTGCAATCGAATAAAGCGAAAATACAGAATAATAAGACGCCAACAAATTTGACTTGAATTTTCATAAATTCTCCCCTTAAAAATACTGGATATAGAGGGAATATCCCAACACTACAGCCAGCAAAAACATTACGATATAGCAAGCCTGCTTGATTCTTATTACAAACCGACCTGCCCTTGTTGGTACTTCCTCAAATTCTTTCGTTCGTTTCCCTTGCCTGCCTTCCTGATTAAATGAGCGATGTTTAGCAGGCTGTTCTCTTTTCTCTATCTTTTCAACCTGCTTACGTCGAGATGAAAGGTTGAAGGCTTTTTCCATTGCCATAAGTAGAATTTCTCTTTGCTGTGGAGTGATTGACTGGATTTCACCAGCTAACAGCCCTTCAAAAAGAAAATGTACTTGCGCTGATCGATTATCAATTTTTTTCATAGCTCGCTGAGAATGGCATTTAAGCGGGCTTTATCCTCATCTGTGAGACTATTACCGCTTGTTTGCGATTCTGCCTTGACCTGTTCGCTTGCTTGTGTAACCGGGACTCCCTGTTTAATAAGCTTTAGCAGTTCATCAAGTTTGCGCTCAATCCGGTCAATTGGTTTTTCAATGGGGGACTTTTGACAAAGCCCCCCCTCTGCTAAACCTAAGATGAGACCACGAAAAATGCCTTGCTGTCGGGTACTTTTCCGTTTGACCCATTTAGAAAACTCTTGTGAGACAAGCGGGAAATCTTCATCATACCAGGCCAATGTAAATTGATTTCGCTTACGGTTCCGCCCTATCATAAACCAACCCTCCTTGCGAACTTCGCTGCGCCAGTACAATTTGAAAAGATAGGATTAGAGCAAAGTTGCGCCTGAGCAAATTCAAATTCGAGTTCTTTGCCAATCAAGAGAGATCCTCCGCCAGTGATGTAGATACGGCGAAACGCATTAACATCAGGCCAGAGACGTTGGCAGATTGTAAGAATTTTTTGAGTAAAGCGAGTTTTCTCATCTTCTGCATATTCATCAATGGGGATATAATCAGAACCAGACCAGAAGAGGCCAGTACGCAGAGCTTGTTCAACCTCAAATTCTGGGAGAGAAGGCCGGTTAAATGCCCTGGAAAGTGACTTACGTAACGCTTCAATGAGATTCCAGCAGCCTTCATGTAGGGTTTCGCTCATGTGAGGGAGAATTTGAAACTCTTTACAGGCGATAATATTGACATCACGCGAACCGATGTCAATGACCGCTACCTGCTCAAGTGAAAGCAGATTTGCTGGTTGACCTTCATTGTTCAAAAGTTCCCGGTAAAGAGTAGTAAGTCCCTGTGGTTTCTCAATGACTCGCACTCTCAAATTATGTTCGCAGATCGCGCCACGCCGCGCAAAGCTATGGTTGCCAGATAAGTGCTTTGCCAGGTGACCGGCAGAATAGCGGAAAAGATTGTAAGGGATTGCACAAACTGCAAGAACCTCTTGCAAGTCCTCATCAGGCGGAATCAATTCTGATAAACCCATTTGAAATAAATAGAGAATTTCAGGAGACTCAAGCCAATTATCGTCTTTATGTCGGATATGAGGGATCGAAATATCTCCAATACGAATATCCCCCTCAAAATCCAAAGCCTTTGATTCGCGCAAATCCTCTGTCGTATGTTCGACGCCATACGAAACCACTGAGAGACAGGAGAATTCTTTTTGCAGGTTCGTTGCACGGCTGTGAAAATTGCCTAAATCAAATCCGATATAATGTTGTCTCATAATGCCTCCTTAGTTAAATTAACAATAATTCCACTTTATCCGCTGAAATGAACATGGATTAGAAAACATCCAATCATTTCCCTGTGGATCTTTTATTAGGAATTCAAGATTCCCATCAATAACCATCATGTTTTTTATTTCTTTACGAGCGATAACTTTACATTTTTGCCCGCTTGAAATACCTTTAGCATAATATTGATTCGTCTTTCTATTCAAAAGACTCCATCCATTCTTCTTTTTATCCATATCTTAAAGCCTCCTTGTCATAATTAAAGTCAAGAACCTGTATTACAAAAATATTATTGTAAATAGTATAATTGTAGTATTGCTATTTGTCAATAGGGGAAAGTATTTTTTTAGATTCGCTTGACTTTTTTATAAAGTTAGCATTACTCTTTATAGAGACAGGTAAGGGGTTCGCTCCTTTTTCTCTTGCCTGCCTTTTCTCCTGATGCAAAATAATGATAAAAGCCATTACACGAGAAATGCTCTCTTGTGTTTTGGCTTTTTCTTTTTTCACCCGCCAAGAAAGCATCCCATCATATAGTATATTTTTATATTTTGAATGCGCCACGCGCCCGCCACGCCATTTTCTTTCAAAATCAATACTCTCTATAGGGTATATCCTGCAATGTCTTTATAACCGCGTTTCATGTCATGACATATTTACATCATAAAACGCTTTAACAAAAATTGTCACCCCGTACAAAAATTGTCACTCATACATGACTTTCGCTTATTTTGTAAGCGAGACAAGAACAAAATGCCGAAAATAGTAAAAAAGTAGTACAAAAAATTGTCACTTTTTGCGTGTTTTTCCAGGTGTAAACATCGTTGACACTCCTCTTTTTGCTAAAATCTCAAAAAATTTTACCCCTGACTTTCGCTTATTGATAAGCAATTCGAGACATGATAAAATATTTTTTTGTCAGAATAACATAAAATACTTTATGTTGGCATGAGATAAGCATATATATATGAGCGTAAGACGAAAGCTCATTGACATTGACGCCGAGCGGGGAGAAAGAGAGACAAGGTGCTCTCAAGAAGAAACAAGTACTCGAAAGAGAACCCCGGTAAGGCCAAAGTAAGGAGGCAAACCGAAGTAGTCCGACTCAATGCGAGTGGGTGAAAAGGGGCGGCAAGATAGAGGGAGCGAGTCACACCGCGAAGAGCTAATTTCAAGCCGCCAGCCCTCCTGAAACGAACCTACAATAAAATAAAATGGATAACTTAAACTTATAACAACAAGGAGAAAATGCAATGATAACCACGAAATCACAAATCATTTTTGAAAACGATACTTTCCAGGTTTCAACAAGAATGTTTCGCGGGGTGAAGATGTACTCAGGACATACCAAAAATCATGGGTCTTATGGCATGACGGTTACAGGAAAGGCCAACGGCATGAATGATGAACAAATTATTGAAGAAGTTCTCAACCGATTAGATGCTGATTATGATGCTCGGAAAGATGCTGTGGATCTGACAAGCCGCATCGCATTAGCTGAACAAATTGCAATGGCATAAAAGCAGGGGCGGAAACGCCCCATCACATCACAAAGGAGCACATCATGAATAAATATACAGGCAAGCTTACACTGAAAAATGATTTACATGGTACGGAAGCAACCGTAATAGTAAAAGACGGCATTATCTCAACAGCAAGCCTAAAACGAGCGAGAAAGAAACTTTGCGGCATGAAAGATTGTGCTTGCGGTGACATCAGAGGAATACAAGACATGATTATTGACATCTGTTATGATTATAACGGCGAATATGCGAAAGTAAGTGAGAAATAATAACCGGGGCGGCAACGCCCCACTATAACAACATAAAGGAGCAATTATGAACACATACATGAGAGAAGCAGAAAGGTTGGTGTCCTATATGGATATTGAAGAAAGAGCAATATTAGCAGCGCGTTCGGTATGGCAGACCGACGAAGCCGAACAAAACCTTGCCAAGTTTCGAGGTGAAGCCGAAAAGCTATATGGTTTCTGGTGTACGCAGTTAACAAAATCTCTGGAACAATATAGCGACCTTGATATTAAGGAATTTGAATTACAATTCCCAAACGGGTTGCATTATGCCAACGGGCGAAACGGACTGACAGATGAGCAGTGCAAACAACGCCAATGGGGAATCGAACGACTTTCCCAACAAAAGGCGAAAGTCAAGGCAATAGTTAATGACATCCGGGAGGCGATTGAATATTTGAAGGCATATCTGTACCCCTCGCAAGAGGGGGACGCCTCACAAGCAAGCGACCTGCCATTTACCAGCAATTTCGGCATGATCGCCAGCGAACCGAAAGAATCGCTCTTGCATACATTACTCAGAAAGCAAGGCGATAATATGCGATTCAATCTCTTGTCCGGGATTCTCCTGATAGATGAGGGAGAGCGAATCCGGAGAATGACAACCGATGAATGTTGGAACTTACTTGAGAGGGCAATTCACGAAGAGGGGCTTGACAAAGGTGAACGCTCCGATGTCGAAGCTCTCTGGTCTCTATATTGCAACAACAATTTTCAGGCGGTCATTGAGACCGTCAAAGAATACATGCTGAATTAGCAAGGAGTCGCCGCACAGCAAGTGTTATGAAAGGGGAATGGGCGACCCTCTGAAATCGCCCACAAAACAACTAAAAAGGAGAAAAAGACTATGGTAGAAAAAGACGAAATTCAAGGCATGTTAGCCGAATTAAAGGCAATGCAAGAAGCAATGAAGCAGGGAGTACAAGCACAGCCTCAAACCCAACAACAGCCACAGTCCGGAGGCGGCATCTTCTCCGGTTGGCAGAAACCAACGCCGAATCTTGGAGCGATGCAAGTTGAGAAGGTTCTTATCCCGGTCGAGCTTGGAACAAGAGAAGGAAAGGTTACTGTTTATTTTCAATTATCCGGTCAAATTGCAGGCGACCCGGAAACCCTGCTGAGTACTGTTGAGGGGATGCAAGCCGCTGGCATCCCGGTAAAAGCTTGGCAGCAAAAATCAAGTGGATGGAAACGTTAAATTGATTATGGGTACTCGAAAGAGAGCCTCTCTGCGGCTCGCTGGCGGTGAGGGGTTTGAATCCCTCAGTAAAAAGATTAGCGCAGTCCTCTTAAATCCTGTAATTCTGTGGTCGGAGCCGGCAACGGTGAGGAAATGGGAATCCCTGAAATGTCCCAAGTCCGCCTACCCATAATGCCCTTATGGTTATTTCATTACCTCCATAAGGGCAATCTCAAAAAGGAGCAAAGCCCATGTTCCAAATTGTCGGGTTAGATATTGAGACTGCTCACGCTGAAACGTGGGCAGTTCAACCTGAAATTGACGCCGCACTCGCTAAGGTATTCAGGAACAAAGCAAAGGTTTATAAGACACCGGAGAAACAGCGAGAAGAGAACGAGAGAATAGAGCAAGAGTATCTTGAGAAATGCCAAGAAGTAAAGCAGAAGGTTATTGAGAAATCTGCTCTGTCTCTGGCCGCCCCCATATCCTGCATAGGAATTGTAGCTGATGGTCGGCAATTCCACTTTTCAACGTTTGACTTTTCAGATGAAGAACTCTTGACCCTGATTCAGGCCGGAATTATGCCTTTTACCTTCGAGTCACAGCCGGAAATGCTACAAGGCTTTTCCTGGTGGTTAAATACATATTGCGACTTTGATACGCAGTATGTAGGGCATAACGCCTGGAACTTTGATTATTCTCGTTTACGCCTGGCATATCTCAAGGCAGGGTTGACAATCCCATACGCCTTGAGTAAAGACAACAGGGAGAATCAATTTGACACGATGCGGATGTTTAGCTGGTTTTCAGGCGAGCAATATACATATACGAGCTTAGAGCTTATGTGTGCAGCCCTGGAAATCCCATTTACGAAAACCATGCACGGCTCAGAAGTCCCTGACGCCGTCGCAAATAAAGAATATTTGAGGGTGACACTCTATAATATGGCCGATACCTGGGCATGCTATAAGGCATTCCTCAAAATGTTATGACAAGGAAGGGGAGAGTCTTCTTCTGCGATACTCCCTTGACATTCCAGGCAAAGCGTTTTACTTTATTTTTTTACACCAAAGGAGGTGATAGCATGTTAACGAAAACCATTTGGATTGATAATGAATTAAATGACCGGATCAAGGCGGCTGTAGCAAACGAGAAAGTCAAAAACGCCTTGGCGCGAAAGGCAGGATATAAAAACGCAGGTGAAGGCGAGCTTATTCGTCGCGCCTTGCGAACCGGGCTTTTAATTGAACTGCGAAAATTAACCAGACAAGTCGTTGAACCTGTCCAGGAGTAAACATCATGATAATGAAATTTAGGAAAGCTCCTGGACATTTCATTGTTGTTGACCGGACGATGATTGACGATGATACTGAAATAAGCTATAAGGCAAAGGGCATTTTGACTTATCTTATGGGTAGGCCGGAAACCTGGAAGCCAAATCTTGAGGAAATCGCCAGTCACGCAAGCGATAAAATTGGGTCAATTAAATCCGGTATCCAGGAACTAAAACAAGCCGGATATGTTAAGATCACAAGAATCAGAGATAATGAGTCAAAGAAATGGGTAGGGTGGGAATGGTATGTAACAGATGTCAAGTCTCAAGAAGCCCTGCCCATAATCGAAAAACCGAAAGCTAAAAATCAACTTACGGAGTCAAAACCGAAAGTCGAAAATAAGCTTTCGGAAACAAGTCCACAAAATCAGGCAAAGTTAGGGAAAACCGAAAGTCAAAAAACCGACTTACGGAAAAACGACTTTGTTAAAGAAATAGATAATAGTAAAAAGGAACTAGAAGCTAAAAGGAGAGAGAGAGAAGAGGAAGAAAAAACTACTCGCGCGAATTCTCCCCAGGTTGAAATTTATCGTGAAGTATTCGGAGAATCGAATTTAAAACGCCTTACGATTCTCCAACAACAACAGCTAACAATGCTTGATGACCTGGACTTGTTACGCAAAACTTGTGAATGGTGGGCAGGTAACGGGTATCAAGCGAAATCAGTTGGTAGCATTTGTGAACGCTACCATGAACAAGAGGAACGAATAAAGGAGAAGAGCAAGCCGAGACAATGCCAACAAGAGAGCGTCTTTGACCGGAATTTACGCTTTCTTGGCATTGACCCGGCCAGCTTACAAAGCATCCAATGACCGAAATGGAAGAATTTACTGAAAAGTATTGTGCAGGGAAAGAATTTGATTCTTGCGTCCCATGCACTTATTATTCAGTTTTTCGTGGCTGTTGGCATCCTAAACATCCACAGAACAAACAAGAATCACAAGAAGAAGAGGAGAAAAAAAATGACGGAGAAAGAAGTCAGTGACCTGTTATTATTTATGGTGTCTCTTTTTGGAGAGCGTCTTAAATTGAATCAATTCTCAAAACAAGCCTGGTTCTTAGCTATCGGTCACATTGAAAGTGCAGAGATAGCGCGGGCGGCTGTCGTCCGGTGCGCTCAGGTTTCACCATACCCGCCAACCCCTGCCGAGATTTTGAAACAGATTAGCGAAATAGCAGAACCGTCAAGTCAAATAGACGGCGCTGAGGCATGGGGTTTAGCGATTAAAGCTTGTCGTCTTTTTGGGGCGCGGCGTGAAAAAGAGGGATTGTTATCTCTCCCCGGTCACGTCAGGGAGGTGGTTAAACATTTCGGCTGGAATGAACTTTGCCTAACCGAAAACCTTGACGTAGCACGTGGGGAATTTTTGAAAATGTATGCCTCATTTACGATACGCAGGCAACAACAAAAGGCTTTACCTCCTGTGAGCGAGAAGTTGACAGCCCTCGCAAATAAGACGGTCAAAGCCCTAAAAGGATAAATTTATGATAAAATGAGTAAAACCAAAAAAGCAGTTAAAGCGAGAATTGCTGAGCAAGAGCAAATTAAGGTTCATGATTGGCAAGAGGAGCGACTTGCCATTATGATCATTGACGGTGGTGTCTCTGAATTTCAAGCCCGGCAATATTGCATGGCTGTGCTTGAAAAGCGGAGAACCCGTCAAAAGGAGTTATTCACATGAATGCAGAAACAAAACAGAGGTACACGCCGAATAAATGTATTAAATGCGGTTATGAGGGATCAACATATTGCTATACAGACGAACAGCGAGGTCTTAAAGATGTCGCTCTATGTTCGGGCTGTATGGCAGACCATCTCGAACGATATTATCCACAATCAACCCGGCTTATCGCCCACGCAAGAAGTCAGGATGAGCGAACGCCAGAGCAAAAGGAAAAAAGTCATGAAATACAAAAGCTTAATCGCAAAGGGAGACGCGATAGCGCAGCGATTCCCGGAGAAACGAGCAGCTTGGATGCGATTTAAAGAGTCAGATGCCGTCCATGAGACTCACATTCTGGCCGCAATGGTCGAACATTTAAGCGAGTATCAGCGACAAATGACAATCCAACCAACCCCGGAGAGCGTGCAGATTTTCTCCGATCTCCATCGAAATTAACAGGAGATCAAACTATGAAAATTGAAAAAGTTAAAAGATGTAAAAGAGGGTTTGGAAGTATGACAGCGGCATTATTTCGATCTGAGTCTGCTCCAATAAATTGTCATGGGTGGGATTATATAGAAGTGATTTATCCCACTGATAGTGAATATCAGAGCGATGCAAAGGCGCTGTCTGATAAGGATGCCAAAAGCTTAATAGGGCAAGAGGGGATCCCAGCAAAATTCAAAGCTTTGCGTGGGAAATGGCATAAACCACGAATTGATGAGAATGGAAACATAACAGAACTTATGAACATAACAGAACTTATGTGCTAACAATGCGATTGGAGGCGACTCAAGACGACGGGGCGACATCGAGGCAAGTATTTAGCTCAGTGGCCGCCGTCTTTCGCGCCTCAATCGCGGCGTTAGCGTTAATCAGAAATTATGCTTACTTTCGAATGGTGGGAAAACCGAAGAAAAGAAGCTAAACAAGAGCTTTTAGATGCGGGTATGGAAACTGTCAGGCTTTTGGGAGAATTATACAGTCGGGGGGAGTTTACCCCAGAAAATGCGAAAATGGTTTATGAACGGGAACGACTTCAGACACAATTTTTGCGAGAAGAAATTACAAAATGTGAAGAGTATTTAATTGCTAACAAGGGTTTGAAACGGACTGAAACCCGTCAAGTGTTTCGGAACTCCGAACATTTTCAGGGGGTTCCAGCCGTTTAAACCTGGTGTTATTTCGAAATTGAAAGGAGAAAACTACTATGCAAGAGAACACAGTCAGAAAAGAAGAAAGCAACGTTGTTGAAATGCCAATACAAAGCAGCGACGATTACAAAATCGTAGAAAAGGCAATAAATAAGATTACAGAAATGTTGCCTGTACTTACCATAAATTTCGTCAAGACCGGGGCGAAATCTGCCATGTCATTGAAGATTGTACTGCAATATAACAAGGACGGAGAGGCAGAGGTAACCGTTGACGGTACTATGACCTTCGCTACAGAGCAAGAGCATATGACAGGCGAAATTCTCAATCGTCAACTCAGGCTCTGGTAAAGAAAAAAACTTATGCCTACAAAAAAAGGAGGTAAATATGTCTCAAAATAATATGGAATTGTTACGATGGGCAGATGGAAAAGTTCACCTTTCCTATTGGGATACCAAAAATGGCGAAGATATTATCTTCACCTTATATGAAGACGGGAAAGCCATCCCTATAGAAGGGAAGCAAAGTGTGAATTTAGTAAAAGAGCTTATTAATCTTTGCAATACATTGCAAAGGAATAGTTTATGAAAAAAAACATAAGCGAAAAGGATGTCAGGAAAGCGGTCAGAGATTTGCTTAAAAAGTTCGGGTTTCTGGTGATACCCTATATTCCCGGCTTTTATGGCGATAAAGGAGTCGCTGACTTGCTTTGTTGTGGTACGGTTGACGGCATTCCTGGCCGATTTGTGGCGATAGAACTTAAAGCCACGACCGGGAAGCCGTCGAAAGAGCAACTTGAATTCATAGAGCAGGTACAGGCGCGAGGCGGAATTGCTTTTATAGCCCGGTCAACCGAAGACGTGATTCGCCATCTCAACTTGCCTGTCTTGTTATAGCATACTGCCGCGCAAAGTGAGGCAGAACAAGGGGTTGCAACGGACGCTTAAAGATTCGCGCCGTTGCAACCTGGTGGTATAGTCTTAATTTAAATGTCATGAACTTTCGTCTTACACAAAATATTTCATTGACTATTGCTTATTTAATAGTCATTATTATCGTTCTTTCCTCTTGTTTTCTCAATCCATTTGAGAAATTTCAACCGTCATATCCCTTCAATTTTTCTCCTCGAAATATCTCGCCAGAAATCACACCAATTTTGTCAGATGAAAATCACCTCTTTTCCCTCGCATGAAAATGTAAAAAATAACGCCGCATTTTGTCCACACGCCATTTTTTTCTCCTAACCCTATACTCTCTACTCAAAACTTGACAAAAACGAACCTGGGCGTTATTTTGAAAGTATGGATGAAAAAGAATTACTACAAGCTATGAAAGAAGCCGGGATAAATAAAACACAAGCTCAAGAAATTGGGGAAAACCTTTATTTTGAACATTATAAATGCACAATGTAGGTTTTAATATATGACATAACTGGTCAAGAATGGACATTTTAATATATGGCAAAACTCGATAATGAAGAAGTCAGAACGGCAGTCAAGCATTATGTCAGGGCAGCAGGCGTTTTAACCGACGCTTGGATTATCGCCGGATATAAAACCCGATCCGGGTTCACCTCATACTTGGAGAAACACCCGGATTTTCACGCGGAACTGAATGACATTAAATACTTTACCGACCCCTCGGTCAATGTCGCCCTCATTAAAAAGGCGCATCAGGCGGTTGAAATGAACCTGGAACACGGCACGACAAAGAAGATTTCAGACCGCGATCCTGAGACCGGCAAGATGGTCCTGAATCGTGTCATTCAGACCGGGGCGTCAAAGTGGGCAATTGAAATGATTCTCAAAGGCCCTACAGTCACCGAAACCGCGCTTAAAATGGTACTAGCTACAGAGGTTCATGCCCTGAGCAGAGACCAGGTTTTGATTGATGAGATACTTGAAATTGTCCAGGATGAAGAAACCGTCAACAGAATTAAAGGGTGTTTTTATAGCTTCCTGGACAGATTTAAACGCCAACAGCTTATCGAACTCATTCAAAAAGGATGTCCAGTTAAGGAAGAGATTGAATGATTTACGGCAAGCTGAACCAGCAGAAATACCTTTCCCTCCTCACAGAGCACGTCAACGCCTCAAAAACTATCGAATACCCTGCGTATGAACCTTGTTCATGGCAAGCTGAAGAGTTTCACAAGTCCCCGGCGCACATTAAAGCCTTGTTCGGAGGCGACCGTGCAGGCAAATCAGGCACGGCAGCGGCGGAAATGGTCAAGCATATCCGCACGTATAAAGGCGAAAATGAAATATTCTGGGTAGCTTGCCTCACAGAGGATAAAATCCCCCCGGTTTGGTCATGGTATAAGGCTTTATTAGCAGAAGAGGAAATTATCTGGAATCGCATTGAATGGCGTAAAACAGGCAGAATCCCAAGCATAATTCCTACCATTTACGGTTCTCATCTTGAGTTTAAAACCATGCGTTCAGGTTCAGGCTCGTTCTCTGCTGAAAGTGTGCGAGCGATACACCTTGACGAAGATGGAGCGCGTGTGACGACTGAAATGTCAGAGATTTATACCGATTGCTGTTCTCGTGTGTTTGACAAGGATGGATATATAATACTTTCAGCGACGCCGGTTCTTGGCATGAATTGGATGTATAAACGCATTTACTCAAATGTTGACCCTGACATCCAATGTTGGACAGTTTCTGTTGATGACAATCGCATGATCTCAAGTGATAAGAAGGTCAAGCAGTTAGCGCGATTAACAGCCGATGAGATTGACCGGCGTTACAAGGGGATGTTTACGATTCTTTCAGGGGCATGCTTTAAAGAATATAAGCGAGATGTTCACCTGCTGAAAGAACCTGTTCAAATCTCAGGGGCGTGGCGACGTATTAGAGTCATAGACTTTGGATATGAGCATGACTTTTGTTGCCTCTGGATTGCCTGCTCTCCGACCGGCGTCTTGTATATCTATGATGAATATTTCGCTAAAGGCAAGCTATTAGCAGAGCACGCCAAAGAGATATATGACAAAACTGTTAAGCACATGCTCTCCTTTGCCGAACCTATGAACTACATGCCTATTGAGTCAACGGTTGCAGACCATGACAAGCAAGATAGAGCAGAGCTTGAGAATCCTTTGCTTGGCGATTGCGCTATTTACACTGTGCCTGCGATTAAAGAGGTTGATACAGGTATTCAAAAAGTGAATCGGTATCTTAAAGACGGGCGACTCTTTATCTTTCCTCATTGCCAGAAGACAGCAGAGCAGTTCAGCACATATCATTATAAATTTATAAAGGAAGGTGCAGAGGAAAAAGAGGTTGTATTTAAGCTTGATGACGAAGCTCCTGATTGTGCTCGTTATGGCGTCGAATACTTTGACAGCGGCCTCTCATTCTACGATGTGTTAACGTAGCTATGAAAAAAGTTATTGACAAATAGATAAGATAATTCTATATTTCAAATTATGGAATTCCGAGACGCCTTTAAATCATTAGCAAGCTTAACAAGTGTCAAGAAATTGTTGTCTGATTGGGGTCGTCTGGTTGACAGACCGACTATTTCCTGGGCAGGTGGGCAGTCACATAGAAACCCTGACCCCATAGACAACACATCAAACGGCGACCGCTACTTTCGGGCATCTATCAATCCCCACGTTAAGGCCGGGTTGCTCTATTCTGATGCTTCCCGGCTTTTCGTGTCAGCGCGTGGCCTTGACCCTGATGAATTCGGCTCTTACTTCCCCCCTCAACTTGGTTACACAACGCCTGAAGAGGGTGACGACGAACAGCTTGACCGCTTAGCCTACCAATACGATGAACAATTCGACGGCGGCTTCCAACCTATTCTCAAAAGCCTGCAAGATCCTGCTATGATTTTTGGCAGGGCAATCGGCGAAATTGAATGGATGGCCGATGAGAATGGCGTTTACTCTCCCTTTATCTGGAGTCGTGATCCGCAAGAATTTGTGCTTTTCCCGCGTGATTTACCTGCCGGCATCTATCGTAAAAAACACATTTACAGCACGTCATGGTCACGTGAACTTGTCAAAATGCCTCCTGGTAAATTCATGGTTATATCCCATGACCCTCTCTTCAATAATCCCTACGGTCAAAGTCTCCTGAGAAGCGTCATGAAGCTGATTGAGACGTGGCAAGGAACAGGCACTGGATACGATGATGACGCGAACCAGCAAGGCATATTTGACGCCTGGCGCGAAGGCATGAAAAAGGCCGGATTCGGGATGTGGCTTGCCTCGTTTGACAATTCAATCGCCGGGAATGATAACCGGAGCGTTGAAGCCAGAGAAACCTTGTTAGCGGGGGTGAAAAAATTAGGCGTTCGTATTGCCGGAATCTTTCATGAGAATGCCAACATCCGAAATGAAAAGCTTGAGATTGATTCAGCAGCGTTCATGGACTTTTACACGATGTATGTTCAGAGTATATCAATCTTGCTTTGCGGCTCAGCGACTGCTCTCATAGAAGGCAAGTTCGGCAGCTATGCGAAAGAGGAGTCAACGACGGTCAGGGAAAAGTCAATCAGAGAGCAGATGAACGCCTCCATGCTCTCCCTTGCGTTTACTTACCAATTCAACCGCTTCTGGCTCCATTACAATTACGGCAACCAGGCGAAAGGACTCCCCCAGCTGCAATTGATACCACCTGAGAGAATTATGCCCACGACGCCGGAAGGCCAGGAAACCCAGGGAGAAGACGAAGAGCAAGAAGGGATTGAGATTGATACAAGAGAAATTGCTGTATAAATTAGGGTATTCGCAAGCATTAAAAGACGTGAAAAGCGTCTAATTGATATTTGAAACAGGCTAAGATGATGGGGCTTGCAATCCTGTCATTTATGAAAGACCAAGGGGCTGTTCGGAGCCGAACCTTCGAACACGCCCCTTTTCTTTTGCCTGAGCGAGGGGATGACATGGCATCAGATGAAATCGAACTGGCAACGCTTCTTGACGTGCCAGTATTAAGCGCGGGAAAACATCACAGCCATAACGCCGGAGAAATCGAAATCACCGAACAGGACCTTGATGAAATTCTTGAGGCATCTCTGGCCATGGTACCATTGATTAAAGAGAGTTATCAGACTGGTAAATATCGAGGCAATGAAACCCTGAATCTGCCTAATATGCCAGGCTTTCTGAATCTCGTTCATGATAATCTTCTCTCTGATACGATAAAAGAGCGAACAAAGGGCGTCAATGTCGAATATCAAAAGCAATATTTTGAGAATCCAGATACAGGCGAGAAAGTTCCCTGGATAACGCAGACCTTCCGGGATGTACCAAATGATGTCGCTGAAGCAATCAAAACCAGATTTCCAAAGCGCAGCGTGGAATTGATCCCATTTACAAACCCGGATACCGGGAAAAGCTACAGGATGGCGATCCGGTCAACAGCGTTCTTGAACAACGATTGGAGAGAGACTCCCCCGGCAGTCAGTGGACAGGACGATAACTTACAGGTAGAGTTTTCACAGGGCGAAAGTCCTGTTTTAGTGCTGTTTTCGGGCGATCCCGTAACAGCTAATATTAACATACAACAGGAGGATGTTATTATGTCAGATAAGGACGTGAACACGCCTGACAATGGGATCGTAACCGAATTGCAGAGCAAGCTTGATGAAACGGTCTCTGAACTCAAGGCATATAAGGACATGCACGAGGCGGAAAAAGCCGAACGTGCAAAGCTTGACGAACAAATTGCAGAGCTTCGGGCAAAGGATGAAAAGCGCGATGTCCTGGAATTCATGAAAGACCTGAGAGCAAAGCATATCAAAGGGGCGGACGGAGTTGTTTACACGCCCTCAAAAGCCTTTTGTGATACGATTGAACCGCTGATTTCCGGCACGTCCGGCGGCGCGGTGATTGAGTTGGCAGGCGAACAGAAACCAGCGCGACAAACACTGATGAACACAGTCAATGAAATTGTCGAACTCGCAAGCAAGAACGGCGGGATGCTGGTTGCATTAGGGCAGCTTGCCCCAGGCGAAAACGCCCTGCCTGAAGGCGAAGAGAAACCGAAAACCGTTGTCGAACTTATGAAAGAGTATGAAAAAGACGGTCTTAGCCCTTCGGAAGCCTGGAAAAAGGCCAATGAAGGTCAATATGGAGGGAAATAATTATGGCAACACTCCCAGGATGGAAAATTGACCATAAGAAAAGCATTGCTGTTGATGCCTCTGAAGATGTGACAGAAGGGCAGGTCGGGAAATTGACAGCAGAATCTACAGCGGCTGTTTGTGGCGCAGGTGAAATGCCCGCAGGCGTGTTCCCGCGTGATGTGGATATTTCAGAGGACGGAGCGCGGACAGAACTTGTCAGAGGCGATGTTGCTGTCTGTAAAGTTGCAGCAGCGGTCAGTTCCTTGACGACGCCTGTCAAGGCTGCAGCCAATGGAGCAGTTACCCCTTGCGATACCGATCAAGACATTATCGTAGGGATGCCGTTAACCTTACAATCGACCGTCGGCGGTTATGTCCCTGTTGACTTAACTCTGATGGGCAGCTATTACGCAACTACATAAGGGGGTGACAAATTATGAGCAATACACTAAATACTGCCAACAAGCCAGATATGGAAATGTTAGCGTATGCGCTGACAGATCCGAATGCCCGTCTTGTGTATAATGAAGCATTTCCGGCATTCAACGCAGGCGATGAGGTTGGGAAATTCCGTAAGAAAGATGTCAGAGCATTTTTTGAAGAGAAACGACACATTGCCTCAAAATTTACCGTGCCGGAAACCTCGAATACGACCGACATCTTTCTTGATTTCCATATCACGCCAATTGCCAGAGGTTTTCAATTCTCTATGGCAGACCTGGGTAGTCCTGTAAAATTCGGGCATACAACCGGGGCGTCAATGATAGAGGAAGAGTTAGCAATCAATACTTTCCTCATGAAAAAGATTAAGGAAAAAGCACTCTATACGTTTGTCAGCACAAACGGGAATTATGCGAGTGCAAGTCATTACGCGAATGCCGCTACTGCCTGGTCAAACGTTGATACGGCAGATTCTCTGGATGATATTACAGCCGGGCGCACAGTGATTGAAGCAGCCGGGTATAATGCCAATGCCGGGATTATTAGTCAAACCGCGTTCCGGTATCTGCAACAACATGCGACAATTCAAAGCGCAACAAACGTTTCGGGAGCGCGGAGAGACGGTCAAGTTGACCCTACCATTACGGTTGATTTCCTGAAAAACTACTGGCAACTTGATTATTTGTGGGTAGCACGCGGGAGCCTGATTACTGATTCCTCAGACCCGACCGACGAAACAACGGCGGAAATTTGGGGCGACAAAATGCTACTCTTTCAATTTGACCAGAATCCTCGCCCACGGCAGCCAAGCTGGATGAAACATTTATTCTGGCAGCCGGACGGCAAAGGCGAAGCTCAGGAAGGTTGGTTCGTGAACGAAACCTTTGAACCGCGACCAGGCGGCGTTGGTGTGATGACTTGGGATATTTGGAATTATTACACTTACTTATCCCATTACAATGCGATGGCCTACCGGATTGACAACCTGTATTAAGGAGGAGGGCGGGGCGACCTGCCCTACTTATTATGCTGAAATATAAGATTGAAACGAAAAAAGGCAATAAGGCGACGCTTGAGGCAAAAACTATGATACGTTTAAATGAAGAAGCTCGCCAATTTTGCCAAAGTAAGAATGAGGGTTGGCCTGCCTGCGTCGTTATTTGGGAGCAGGTGATTGAACAACCGATTAAATCTAAGCGAGGTAAAAAATATGAATTTGACAAATAGAATCTTCCTTATCCTGTTTGTTCTATTGTTTGCTCTTGTTCCGGGTGTGTCTGCTTTAAATATGGTTGATAGTGCCGTCAATGATACCTGGGATAGAGATAGTCAATCATTTAGAATTACGCTTGTATCAAGTGAAAGCGGGTGGGATGTATCCGAGGAAACAGCCCTAACCAATACTGTCCATCCTCTTGTGACATTCACACACACGACAAGCGGAACACCTGCAAACGGGATTGGATTGTCGTTAGACTTGTATCAGGAGACAGCGGCGGCCAACACCGAATTAGGGGCGCGAATTGTTGTTAAAACATCTGATGTTACAGCGACCTCAGAAGATTTTCAATTTGACTGGATGCTGATGGCAGCGGGGGCGGCTCCTGCTACAAAGATGAGCCTGAGCAGCGTCGGAGTTTTGACGCTTGTCAATGCGGCAACCCTGGACAATTCGGTCAACGGGACATTAACCATTACAGAACCAACAATCGCTATTGTAGGCAGTTTCAATGTTGATACAGACGTTTTAAGCGTTGACGCGACAAATGACATTGTAGAAGTCAACGGATTCCAGGATCATCCTTATCTGGAATTGACCGGAGCAGCAGCGTATACTCTGAATGCAGCGAGTAAAGCCAATTATGTCGTAGTGAATTATACCGACACTGGCGCGGCGTCTGTGGTGTTAGCATCTGCTTTAGCTGTTGACGGGCGCTTAATCACGATTAAAGATGGAGAATTAAACGCTGGAAGCAACAATATTACGATTGGCACTGAAGGCTCAGAAACCATTGATGAGGCGGCGACTTATGTCATGAATGCCAATGGTGAAAGCGTGACTCTGCTTAGCGATGGGACGAATTGGTTTGTCATGGGCGGATATGGAGAATAAACATGGCATTGCCTGAATTCTCAACACTGGAAAGCGTACAGACCCGCGCAAATAGCAGGCGGATAAAGGGATGGACAGACAAAGATAAAGATTCCATCCCTGACCCTGCAACCCTGACAGCCGGGTTTCAATATGCCTCTGGACTTATCTTTGAATATTTAGTTCAGCGGTTTGGGGAGACGCAACTGGCAGCCTGGACAAGTGCGAACTGCCCTGCTCGTTTGCTTGCTATTTCAGACGATTTGTGTTTGCATTATTTCAGCAGCGCCAATTATGCCCAAAATGACCTGATAATTGAGATATATAGAGAAGCAATACGCAGTTTACAGGCGATCTCAAGATATGAAGTAGGGCTTTACGGCGCCACTGAAGATATGACAGACAAATACGTTTTCGAGGAAACCGACAGTCAATTTGAAGATTTAACTTACTGGAATGAGGTGGTATAATGGCCTTTACAAGACTTAACAATACAACGTTAGGCGTCAAAAAAGAGGCGACGCCTTATACTTACGAAGCCCCTGCCGCTACTGATGGGCTTTTGCTCAGGCAAGATTTAGAGCTAAACCTTGACCGGGAGTTCCTCGAAGATGACACCATTTCAGGGACTCTGAGTAAAAGCAAGTCTGTTGTTGGTATGTGGTCTGATGATTTAGGCGGTATGATTCCTGTCTATGCGCGTTCAGGCGGGACGGGGGGCGGTTCAACTCCTGAATGTCATTATTTGCTTGAGTCGTTATTCGGAACACAATTAGATGCAACTGATAACACGGTCAAAGACGACACTCCACGCTCTGCTTATTCATTTGTGCTTGGCACACATCCGACTGACATGGAAGTCGGTCAATTGATTATTGTTGACGTAACTGGTACAGGGCAGCTTGAATTGACAAAGATCACTAGCATTACAGAAAGCGGCGGCCCACCTACAGACACGACAACGATTACTGTTTGGCCTCCTCTTTCGGCTGCGCCGGCAATTGGGGCAGATGTTCTGGCAGGGACGAATTTTATGCTTTCTGATACCTCCTGGCCGCCTTATTCAGTGCTTGCACAATTCGATGGGACAAAATACATCCGTTATTCAGGCTGTAAAACTTCACAGCTTGAGGCGACTTTTGAGGTTGGGCAGCGCGTACCGCTTAACTTTACATTTATGGCAAGCCTGCCAACTTATAGTTATACAGCCGCAACTGATTTCGCATCTAATCTGGATAAGACGACTGCTTATTTAGTCTGTTTAGATGTCGAATTACGGGCGATTTTTGCCGGTACAGCAAAGGGAACACCGACAACAACAGAGACTATCTTAGCAACTCCTGATTTTGGTGTAGCAATAGGTGATTATATCCTACTAGAAACGAGTGCCGGAGTATGGGAAACAAAATTAATCTCTAATGTGTCAGGCTATGCCGGTCAAGACACGACAATCACCCATGCAACATCAAGCGGGGCTGTGAGTGCTACTGATACTGTTTACATTATACGCAAACGATGTGCAGGCGTGGGCGATTCCGTAACCTTGACGATGGAAATAGAGCAAGAGGTTGTGAAATGTATGGCGCCAACAGCCGGAAAAGTAGCAATTGAAACTATAGGAAGAACGGTTACAGTTGATAAGAATCCTTATTGGGAAGATTGGCAAGAATTTCTTGTGCGAGATAACGCCATTTTAAGCGATCTGATTATTTATATGGGGGATGAAGAAAACCATATATTCACAATCTATCTCTCACAAATTCAAAATATGGAAGTCGCTATGACCATGGACCCACTAATGAGGAATGAAGTCTCAAGTCAAGCTACAGGGATAAGAGATGAAATTGTCATGGCGTATTTTTAACCACTAAATAAAGGATGCCCATTATGAATAGCGTAAAAGTTTTATTTGATAGTCAGGCTTTATTAGCTGACAATGAAGAGGAAAAAGTTATCACGCTCGACCGAATTGAAGAGGTTGACCCGAAACCGACATTGACTGTCAAGCTCTCTGATGAGATACGCGAAAAGCAGAGAGAGCTTTTCAATAAATACAATCGTATAGTCTTTCGAGGCAACCGAAAAGAACAAGAAGCAGAGCTAAAGAGCAAGAAAACAGAATATGCAAAGGCTCTGGTTGACCTCTGCGTGATAAACTCAACAGGTTTATTCGAGAAGCATGACAAGGCTCTGCTCAAGCGCGTCTTTATCCGGCAGTCCTCTTTCATGGATTATGTCTTATCTGAGATCACAAAGGCTTTTGATGGCTCTGTGAAATTAACAGAAGAAGAGGCAGAAGAAGAGGCAGAAGATGAAAAAAACTGAAATGGCGGGTGAAGTGGGAGAAATCCGGGCATCCTACCCACTGCGTTCTCTGCCTGGAAGAACAAATCACAGAGAACCGCCCGCCCCTGCAAAGACGAACAGTCCCTTTGCCTTGCCCTAAACATGGCGACCCTAACGATGTTCTTTCGCCTCAGTGGATATTCTACTTTAACCTATTTCAGGTTATTTACCCTTACTCGCAATTTATAAGCGTTCGCAAGGGAGGTAAAGGAGAAACAGAGGAGAAGTCAATTCTCAATTTAGAGGTGTTGCATCTGTTATGCCATGAAATGAATTTAAGTTTTAGACTTGCCTGGGAGAAGTTACAGACGATTTACGAGGTGTGGAATGAGTGATATCTTAAAAAGCTTATTAGCAGCATATAAAACCGATTTAGCGGCCGTAACCCAAACAGGTCAAGACCTCTCTTTTGTTTGGTCTTATTATGTGATACCACAAACTGATGTCCTGCCTCCTGATTTCTCAACACCTCTCCCTTGTTTACTTATCTATCCCTTAACTATTACAACGCCTCTGATGTGTTTAGGCGCGTATGTCTATCAGAAAGACTATCAAATCGGATTGACACTTATACAAGAAGGATTTGGCGAAGATTATGGACTTATCACAGATGCCGCCGATACAAGTCTGGTTGACAATCTCAATGCAATAGAAGACAGGTATCATAACGAAACTTTTTCAATTACGAATGCTTGTCAACTCCTCTCAATTGACTATCAATTACGGAATATTCCTGCGTTTATTTCAAAGGGTTTATTACAGGGTACTATCATCTTACAGCACTATTATGAGGATTTTAAGACATGAAATGGGAAATTACAGGCTTTGAAAAGGCAATGCAACACCTTGATCAGATGAAAGCCGGATTGAAGGCAAAAAAAACCTATGATGATATAAGTAATGTCATGATTGAGAGTACACAAAGCAATTTTCAAGCGGGGGGGCGTGATCCTCAGTGGCTTGAACGAAAAAAAACTTATCCCTGGCCGATTCTTAATAAAACTGGAAAGATGCGAGATCAAAGCCTGTCAGAGTTAAGAATTTGGTTACGTCAAAATCAATTGAATATCTTGAATGTTTATTCTACTTTTTATGCGAAATTTCACCAATATGGAACAATACATTTACCAGTAAGAAAGTTTATAAAGCTCTTGGAACAAGAGAAAGAGCAGATAATTGATGTCATTAAGCAGGTATTTAAATAATGGCAGATGAAATCATTTTCAAATTGACGGTTGATTTAGGCGACTCTGAAAAGCAGATAGACGCCTTTCAAAAGAAGCTTGAACAGCTAAAGAAAGAGATGCAATCGGCATTTCAAGACCTGAAAATTGACTTGCCTGACCTCTCCGGCTTTGGCGATGGGATACTTTCTTCTTTAACAGGCGTTGTCGGGAAAGCCTCATCTTTGCTTATTAGTGGTTTTACCGGGATATTTGACGGGATTGTTAGCCTTGCTCAGTCTGCCTTTGCGCTTGTCGGCGAGGCTGTCTCTTTGGCTTTCGAGGGATTATCTGATTCAATCAAAAATTCGGTTGAATTAGAGGATGCGATGTCAGGGGTAAAGCGAACAGCCAATTTAACCGGAGAACAAATTGAAACCCTAACAAAAAATGTACGAGAAATGTCAAATGAGCAGCTAAAAGGCGCAATCGCAGCCGACGATCTTGCTAAAATCCTCGAAACCGCCGGTCAACGTGGTTTAATCGCAGGCGATAATTTTGAAAAAACAAAAGACATTGCTCTTGAATTTACAAAGGGTGTTGCCATGACAGCCGGTGCACTTGACCTCTCATTCGAGAAAACAGCCGATTCTTTAGGGAAATTTGCAACATTAATGGGAATGTCAGCAGATGATATTGGGAAGGTTGGAAATGCAATTAATGTGCTTTCAGACACAACGGATGCGGCAAGTCAAAATATTGTTAATATGGCAGGACGTTTAGCCCCTGTAGCAGCCTCTTTTAAGCTTTCTGCCGCTGATACACTTGGCTTTTCGGCGGCGATGGATTCTTTAGGCGTCTCTGCTTATACCGGGGCGACTGCTTTACAAACAGCCTTTAAACAAATGACAAGCAATATTGACGGGTTTGCTCAGGTCTTCTCACTTGACGTGAATAAGCTTAGAACACTTATACAGACAGATATAGGAGGTGCTTTTGAATATCTCTTACAAGGCATTAATAAAATGGCGACCTCAACTCCTGATGGAGTCGAAAAGGTTTCACTTGCTTTAAAAGATTTGAAAGTAGCGGGGGCTGGTGTATCAACTGCTTTGCTCGGTTTAGCGGGGATGGGAGAGGAATTACAGACAAAGTTTTTAGTTCCGGCAGCGGAATCTATAACGAACATGGATTCAATTACAAAGGAATTTGGGAATACGACAAGCCGGGCATCAAGTCTATGGAGTTCAATCGGAGAAATTTTTGTCAATACGGCAGGCCAGTTCACAGACGCCTTAATCCCTGTATTTGATGAAGCCCTTACTTATATTAGAGATATTGCTTTACAGTTTTCTCAATGGATTGTATCCCAGGGCATCATTGAAGACTTGAAAGCAAGTGTTATCTCATTATGGGAAACTGGATTAAAACCTCTAATTGATAGTTTGATTGAATGGGCATCACAATCAGAAGAATTAAAAACCTTCTTATCTGAAAGCATACCAAATGCAATACAATCAATCATAGGATGGATAACGCAGGCAGCACAAAAGGTTGATGAATGGCTTCCTCAGATGATTGAATATGCAGGTCAAGCATGGCAACTTTTAAAAGATTTAGCTACAGCGGCCAGTACCTTTCTCCAATCTCTTTTAAGCGGGGATTCAACCTTTATTCAATCATTGCCAGGTATTTTTGAATCAATTAAGACGGCCATAAGTGGGGTTGCTCCCCTTGCTACGACAATTATTGAGTTCTTGGCCGGAATCGGTGCTAAAGTACAAGAACTTTCTCCTCTTATTGAATATCTTGTAAAGGCATGGAATTTATTTAGAGATGCTGTAGAGCTTGCAGCAAAAATGCTTGAACCTGCTTTTCAGCTTATTTTTGACTTGATTGATGCTCTTGATGTTGCTTTCAATCAAAATCTCGGAGAAGGAGCGAAAAGAGCTTTTACGGCTTTATATGATGCGTTTAAAAATACAATGTCAATGCTCCTTGAGATAGCTAAAACGATACTTGGAGAGATAGGAGAATATATCAAAACAAAATTAGGCGATGCAATTAGTTGGGTTATGGAAAAATTGACAGGAGCTAAAGAGGCCACAGCAGAACAAATACAGTCAGCAGAAGAAGCAACGGCGGCTTTAAATGCGCTTTCACCTACATCACTTGAGGATATTAGTTCAGCGGCGGAAAAAGCTTCGAATGAAGTTAGTAATTTAGCGAAATCAACAGAAGAAGCGAACGCCGCTATGAATGAATACGGCACTGATGCTGTTTATCAGAGTGTGTTGCCTGATATATTAACAGCGACTGAACAAATTACAGATGCTACTCAAACAATGGGGAAAGCCTATAATCAGGCAGCCAATAGTATGTCAAGCAGTATGAGAGGCGTTATCGCTGAAACAAGCAGGCTAACAACAGAGCTTGATACAATCTTAGGCCGGATGCGAGATGGACAAAGAGAAGCATCCGCCCTTGATAAAATTATGGCAAATGTCGCAACCAGGCAGTCATTATCAACAACAGCAGCTGGGCAAATTGTTTCTCCTGCGACAGCCACTAAACAAATAAGTGTAGGAGAAGGAATAGCAAAGAAAACAACAGGGGATATTGAACGAACGACAACCTCAAACACTTCTGTTAACATTAATTTTCAAGGCCAAAATATCGTTGATGAAAGCAGCAAAAATCGTTATGCACGAGAAGTCTCTAAGATCATTAAAAGCTATTCCGGGAGGTCGGTAAACGTCTCATGAGTTATGGCGCTCTAAGGATTCTCTATAATAATTATTTGACACAAGCCATGATTACGCCTTCCTCACAAGCAACCGGACGGATTACAGGGCAGGTCAAGACAGGTTCAGGGGTAGCGGTTTTGTCTGTAACCGGGAATTTCGCAGGGGCTTTTGACCTGGTTTATACGCTTGAAATTGATTCTGTAGCGGGCGGGGTGAGTGTCGGAGAATCAACATTCAAATGGAAGACAAATAATACCGGAGCAGGATGGGAAGAAACAGGTATCACCACACGAACGACGCCAGCTTATGCGTTAAGTGCCGATGGGCTTGGTACTGCGTTATTGGTTGCTCATACTGGCGGGGTTGGCGATGACTTTGCCTTAGCAGATACATGGAAATGGTATGCAAGAGCAACTTACGGCCGGCAGCGACTACTTGATCTTGACCGAAATACGTTTTGGAAATCTACAGGCGACACAAGCGAAAATCTTGTCATTGATTTAGGTTCAGCGTTAACGCCTACGGCTGTCATTATCGCTGATCATAACTTTACAAGCGGAGCTACAGTTACAATAGAGGCTAATAGCTCTAATGCGTGGGGCGCTCCTGCTTATACTTATACATTTAGCACTATTACAGATCCGCTTGTCCTCTATCTCTCTCAGACTTATCGCTATTGGCGGCTTGTCATTGCAGATGCGTCAAACCCTGATACCTATTTACGGATAGGTCAACTCTATCTTGGCGATTATGTAAGTCTTGACCGTGTGAATGCTTCTTGGGGGTCGTCAAGGGGTGATGGATATAATCTGCAAAGCAATATCAGTGAAGCAGGGGTTATGAGGCGCTATGCTTATACCCGGTCAAGAACGCTTAATTTAACCTTTGGTAACACGCTGAAAGAGGCTGATATTACTGCTCTGCTTGCTTTACAAGAAGCCATCATTGACCTGACAACCTATCGAGTTTCGCCTTTTTGGTTACATTTATTCTCAGATTCAGCAAGCGACCTTGCTCTTATGGAATGGGCTAACTTAGCAGAATTTAGCCGCGAATACTTTGCATATCTGCTTTACTCTGGCGTGAATTTGCAACTTACAGAGGCGGTTAAGGCGATATGAGATATTACACTGACCTCTATATTCAAGCACTCAAGGCAGGTGCAAAGCCTCTTATCCATTGTTATGTCAAATCTGATTATGCGTGGCGGTGTTTCGGGAAAGAATATCCTAAAGAGGCGCATCTGAGAACAGATATTGATGTCTATGAATGGCAGGCAAGAGTCTTGAATTTTGGGGACTATCGGGTATCTCTAGCAAGCGAAAGCGAGAATGTCTTTTTAGCCCTGCAATCACAAGAAATGAATTCCTATACCATCACCCTGGACAATGCAGACAGGTATTTCACTGAGCTTTTAGAAGATGAAGTGTTGCTTTCCGGGGGGCTGTTTCTCTTCCAGGGGTTCGCGTATCCTGAATTTTCGTTTGACGATTTTATCCCTTTGTTCTCAGGCAAAATTTCCAAAGTAGAATTAAGCACACTCACATGTCAATTAACCGCTGACACGATTATTAAACCTGCTGAACCGGAAGACCCGTCAGTTGATACAACAAAGACATATTCAGCGTCCGTTGACCTTGAAACTGAAACAGTTGCAGAGGAAACCTTAACCTATGAAACCTTAGAATCCTGGTATGAACTCGAAACGTGGACGCTTGTCCTTGAAATAGATAGAACAGCAGATGATGTTGAGGAGGTCTTGTTGTCAATTGTGAATGCCGCTGACAGCGCAATCCGGCTTGAGGTTGGCATTGATGCAGATGATAAACTCTATCTAAAATATGATACCGACATTGATGATTCAAGTACCACAGAAGCTTACACAGGGTTTGATGTTGGTACTGGCTTTACAAGGCTTGTCATCCAAGTTGATCCAACCGCTGACCCTCCTGTTGTGAATTTCTCAGATAATCATAACAATGTTGTTACAAGAAATCTCTCTTATAGTTATGCTTGGGAATATATTGAATTATTTGCAACAAATGCAAGTTTCCCTAGTAATGTCGGGTTATTAACAAGAGATAATACTGATATTTTAGTTAAATGTGCAGGCCATGTTTATAGATATGATAGTACTGGAGCTTATGTTAGCACAATTGACCATGTAAGCCCCTATCCTTATATTGCTTTTGATGAATATGGAAATTATTACATAACATTAAATCAATATAATCTGGCAAAATATAATTCAAGCGGAGTACAACAATGGATTATCGGGAAAACAGATGGAGGAGGGAATTATATATATGGTAATGGTAATGGTGAATTTTCTGGCGTTTTTGATATAGCCTATTCAAGCACATATTCTTTAATTTATGTTTGTGACCTTAATAATGGGAGAATACAATATTTTGATTTATCGGGGGCTTATGTTGGTCAATGGAATACTGGTGGTAAGCCGTTACACTTGCAAATTACTGCGATAGGGAATGTTTATGTATTAAATGCTTATTTTGCCCCAGGCGACACAGCGAGCATAAAAGGATATACTGAAAGTGGGAGCTTTATACATGAATACGCAATAGATGATTTTCTTGAAGGTACATTTACGCTTTCATTTGCCTTAGACCGTACCCTCTTATATTGTTATCGCACAGATACCCCTCATACTGTTATTTTTGAATATGATACTTCTCATACTCTTATTGATACAATTATAGATACTCATATAAATTTAAGCAGTAGTTGGGGGATAGTTTATTATTTAGAAGGTTCAATACCTACATTTCTTTGTGGGAGTAACCCTAAAAATATAGAAAAATATCAATATGTGATAGATACAGTTGAGACAGTGGATTTTTCTGATAATGGTTCTGATGATACGGTTTCAATTCTCCCTGGTGATAATAATTCTGCTCTCATTTCGGCGGCTGTGCTTGATGAGAACGGCGATCCCGTGCTACAATGGCAGAATGTAGGAGACGATAGCGCGGTTGACTTAGTTGACCAGATTGGTGATGCCGATGTCGCTCTGGCAGATGGTGTCTGGACAGAGTCTGGGACAATTGAAGCCTACACAGAAGTACTGACATCTGTAGAACAAGTTAGCTATGATACAGAATTTATCCCTGCCACAACAGACCGCTATACAAACAGCAGTCAACAGAATGTCTTTCTCCCTATCCCCTATGGCGATATGAATGAGAATAGCGATGCTGGCGCGTGGGTAGCTCCCTGTATTGATACAATTCATTATGTCTATTGCGTGGCGGGTTGTCCTATCCTTTCTGAGGCAAGCGGAAATATTGTCAATGTCTATGTTGATGGGGTTTTACAGACAAGCGGTTATACGTTTGATGAGTCAAATGATTATGAAGGTCAAGGCAATATTGCCATTTTAACCTTTACGTCTGACTTAGGCAATTCGGTAGTGACTGTTTCCTGCCGGGGGCGTGATTCTGCGGGCGACGGTACTGGTACATTGCTAACAAATCCGATTGATATTATAGAGGACTTGCTTGACTATGCTTCTACCTATTTTGATAACTCGGTTTGGAATATAGATGAGTTATCCTTTGCAATGGCGAAAGAGGAGTGCTTGAGTCATGGGTATATCTGCGCGGGTGTGATTAATGCTGCACAGCCGCTTACATTTTGGATAAAGAGTATTTTGGCAAGCTTTCTGATGACGTATGAATTTGATAATGAAGGCAGGCTTGCTATAAGATTTTTAAAATTTACGAATACAGAGGATATTAAGGAAACAATAGAGGAATATCAGGCAATTACAATAAAGGCAGTACAACAATATGACAACCTTTGTAACCGGCTTATTATCAACTATGCGAATAGTTATGCAGAGATTGACAGACGATATAAAACAGGCGGTGAAATTAGCTATTTTAGGACATATGATGAATCAGAAACAAGCTCGGTTCGTAAATATGGAGAGTACGCACAGACACTAAATTTAAACTGGACTCGTAACACAAATACGGTTATTACCTTAGCAACAATTCTATTGAATCGTTATGCAGAGCAAATTTGGAGCTTATTTTATACGGGGCAGGATGTTAAATTTTTGCCCATTGATTTGCTTGACCAGATAGAAGGAACGTTTAATTTTTTCCCTGGTCAAAGTGCTATTTGCGAATTACGAGAAAAGGTTATTAACTTAGATGATTTTATATCAACGATGACTTTGCAAATTGTCAACTTTGAAACGATTCCAACTCCTGAATTAGATTATGGGGTGTTCATTGGCTCAACTGATAATCCGGTTTATATAGGCAGTCATAGAGTCTATATACAAAGAGATTGAGGTTTTATTATGGCAGATAAGATTTACCCAGATGGTTCAGGCATCATAGCGGTTGACGCTGCTGGACTTGATACGAATGATTTTGTCTTTATGGGGACATCCCTTGCAGGGGCAGCGCAAAAGACACAATATAGTGAACTTGCGCTTGCTATTGTGACACCTTTCGATAACGTTATTTATGCGTACAAAGATACTGATGAAATCACAATCGCCGCCGGCGGAAAATTTACTTTGGCCGATGGGACGGTCAAAACGTTCGCAACGGATACTGACCTGAGTACATCAGCAGATTTAACAACAGATGATACACTTACTGCTGATACCTGGTATTATCTTTGGAGCAATGGAACGACAACCAAATTTTCCGATGATGGCAGTGCTGCTCCTTCTGATGTCTCTGGTGGGGTTCGGTTGCGCGGCGGCATCGCTATCTATAATAATTCTGGCACGCTCAAAATTTATCCGTTTACTTTCGATGGGCGATGGTATCGTTATCAGACGATAATCCCTGTCTTTTCGGGGACATGCCCCATAACATCAACTCAAATTGATTTATCGAATTTAGCTCCTGATGATCTATCATCTGTCTATCTATATGTTACTTCTGGGAGTTTTGCTTCCACAGCCAATGGAATAATATATCTCTCCTATGACAATAGGGTATTTACTGCAGGGATCCCTGGGTTTAGATATATGGATGGATCTATGCAAACATTGGTTCGATGGGCAGGAGTTATCCCTCTCCGGCAGATTTTTTGGTTTTATGGAAATCTCGCAATCCCAACATTGACTATTAGTTTATGTGCTTTTCAGGTGTGTAAACAATGATAATTATACAAGACAATATCATAATAGCGTTAATCGCGCCAATCACGCAGGAAGAAGCGCATTGCTGCCTCTGACAAATGAGATAGGCATTGCCTATTATATGCAGGATGCTGAAGGGGAAAAGGCTGTTTAAGTGGAAGAAATCCTGACAAAATATGCTCTGCAATATGGTGGTTTCGGGATATTACTACTTTATCTCTATCTTGAGAATAAGCGGTTGCAGACGAAAATAGGGAAATTAGAGGAAACAATCCTTAGTCTAAGTACTGCACATGAGAGTAGGGTTGACGCCTATGTTCAAAAGTCAATGGAATTCCTAGAAGCCCTACACAAGAAAGGAGAAGGCTAATGATAATTTTACCTTTTATCCGCAAGCCTTTGTCCTGGGATTGGCTGTTAACAAGGGAGGATAAGCAAGTAATTGAACAGGCTAATATCTTAGCCGAGAAAGAAATCGAGCAAACAGAATTTTTTTTGAAGCGGCTAAAACGAATAGAACCTGAAACAATCGTTACTGCCCTAAAGGGATTTTATGATACGAAATGAATTTTTCAGATGGCCGGAGATGTTTTTAATCCGGTATCCTACTATAATCAATATAGGCTTTGCTGTGGTATTTGTCTGCTTCTTGGTGATTACCTATAAGATATATCACACACAGGACGGTCAATTTAGGCGATTCATGCTCTGGTATTTTGGAAGCTCTGCTTTTTGGGCTGGTGGTTGTATGATATTCTATCACCCTTTTTTCAATGTGTGGATACCCTGGGTATTAGCAATCCCGAACGTCTTGGCAAATATCAGATTAACCATGTATATTGCTGTTAACTTAGGGACGGGTAGGCGTAAATCAACGCGGTTGCCTGAACCTTATAGCAAAGGAGATCATAATGAAAACAGAAGAAATTGTAGAAATCATTGAGGAAACAATTGAAGAGACTAAACAGGACCTTGAGGCGACAGGTCATTTCATACAGAGCGTGATTGATATTTCATTGCAGGTCATGGCGGCTTTACAAAACATAGCGTTTAACGTCGAAAGAACCCGCGCACTTGAACCCACGATAGAGGCTGAGGTCAAGTCACGGGTCATTGATAAGATTATTGAGCAAGAAGGCTTACTCAAAGAGTAATGCCAAAGTATTTTTTGACCATACGCCGGTGATGTTCCTTTACACTTATATCAGCATGGGCGTCTGCATCTGCTCTGCGTTTCATGCCTAACGCCGGG